CGCCAGCAATGGCCGCGCTGCTTCAGATCACAGAGCAGGATATGCAGGACATTCTTGGCAACCCGCAGGGCGCTGACAAGATGGTGTCGGGAATGTCTGGCAAAGCGGTTGAGATGATCCAGACTCGCGTAGATATGCAAACCTTTATTTACATGTCGAATTTCAGCAAGGGCATGAAGCGCTGCGGCGAGATCTGGCTATCAATGGCGCGAGAGGTTTACACCGAAGACAAGCGCAAGATGAAGACCATTGCGTCAACTGGTGAGGCCGGCACGGTGGAACTGATGCAGCCAATGATCGACCAGGAAACCGGCGCGATGAAAATGGCTAATGACTTGAGCGAAGCCACCTTTGACGTAGTGGCAGAAGTTGGACCGTCATCGAGCAGCAAACGCGCGGCCACGGTCCGAGCGCTGACAGGAATGCTCCAGCTTACCCAAGACCCAGAAACGCAGCAGGTCATTACGGCAATGGCCATGATGAACATGGAAGGCGAAGGCTTGAGCGACACTAATGCTTACTTCCGCAAGAAGCTGCTGCGAATGGGCGTAGTCAAGCCAACTGATTCCGAGGCTGAGGAAATGATGGCAGAGATGCAGGGCCAGCCGCAAGACCCGAATACGATGTATCTGCAAGCCGCGGCAGAGGAAGCAAGCGCCAAAGCAGCCAAGGCCAGGGCCGACACAGTAGAGACCATTGCCAGCGCCGAGTTGAAGAACGCGCAAACATTGGAGACATTTGCGAAGGTTTCCGAAATGGATGGCGGTCAACAGCAGCAGCCGGCGCAACAACAAATGCCACGAATGGACGAAAAAACGATGCTGGAGATTGAGGCCATGCGCCTGGAGAACCAGCTAAAGCGCAACCGGGTTGAGGCCACAGACACGCAGATTGAGCAGCTACGCGCAGAGAGAACGACCAACGACAGCATGGTGATGGCCAGCGAAATGATGCAGGCAGCAGTGTCTGGCATTGCCGAGGCGGTAGATAAAATCGGAGGTGCGATGGAGCAGCTGGCAACCAGCAACACGCAGAATGCCGAGAAAGCCACCCAGAATGTTGAGAAAGCAATTCAGTCGATCAACAAACCAAAAAGAGTGGTGCGCGAAAAAGGCCGCATTACCCGCATTGAGACGGAGGAATAAATGGCTAACAATGTAGGCTATACGCCAGGCACAGGCGCACTGGTTGCTGCTGAAGAGATTGCTGGTGTTCTTCACCAGAGAATCAAAATCGGCGTAGGAGCTGACGGCGTAGCAGTTGACGTATCAAGCGAAAACCCGATGCCGGTTGACATAGGCATTGACGCGCTCAACCCGCTGCCAGTGACTTTGCCCGACGTTACGGCGCTCAATCCATTGCCAGTAACAATGCCTGATGTGACGGCATTGAATCCGCTGCCAGTGAGCTTGCCTGACATTACGGCAATCAACCCGCTGGCGGTCTCGGATGTGACCAACGCCGAAGCGCAGCAAAGCATGATCTTGCTGTTAACCAGGATGCTGAACTACCTAAACGCTCCGCAGGGTTACGACAAGTCGTTGCAACGCCAGCGAGCAACAATGGTTGTCGAATCTGGCACCGTCACCACAGTCGGAACCGTCACCACAGTCGGCACTGTTACCAACCAAACATCAATGGGCGGCATTCAGGCGCAGATATTGGTCAACGGCGGCAACATGGCTGCATGGCAAGCGGCAGTTCGCAACCGGATTACATAAGGAACAAACATGGCAAATACATTCAAAAAAGTTATTGATAGGCTGATGTGGGCGCAAGTCGCCCCGGCACCCAATGCCAGCGCTGCGGCTACCTCGGTAGTATCTGATCTGCGCTCTGGGGTATCGCGCAATCCGTTTGTCTACAACTTGGTCAGTGCCACGGTGCTGAACCGGTACAACATCGTTACAAAGGCGTGGAACTTTGTTCAATCCCCAGCATTGGCTGGCACCTTTGGCGCTGGTTCGGCAATGGCTTTTGCCCCTTCGCTTGGTCTGGTTGGCACCATTGCTGCCGGTGCAACCACAACCTCCGTCACGCTCTCAACAGCCCTGCCGACAGCGGTTGGCCTCAATATGCTGGCAAACAGGGGCGGCTCGGGTGAGTACGGGTTCAAGCTGCGGATTACTGATACGACAGCAGGCAAAACTGAAGAACGCTACATCACCGGCAACAGCGCCAGCACGACGCCAACAATCCAAGTGCTTTCGGCTTTCACCTTCACCCCGGCTACTGGCGCAAGATACGAAATCATTGCTGGCAAACTGTTTATGCTGGGCGCAGGAACTACAGCCAGCAACATCTGGCGGTCTCTTGAGGTTGCAACCAACACGCTGTCCAGCGGCCTAACAACCACCAACCTGCCAGCAACGATTGCCACCGATAGCAGCATCATGGTGCTGGACGAGCAATATGTACCTTATGACTGCACTCCAGGCGATGGGATGATAAAAGGTGCATTTGTCTACGATACCGGGATTGAAGCTAGAACCGCACTGACGGCAACAGCATCAGGCGCAAGCACACTGACAGGGCAGGCAACGCTGGGCGATTCTGGCGTAGCAGTCAACGAGTATCGAAACTTCCAGATCAGGATTGTGCAAGACACGGTGACGCCTGCGGCTGTTGGTCAGCGCCGAATCATTGCCAGCCACACAGTTGGCCCCAGCCCTGTTTACACGACAGGCACGGCATGGACAACCCAGCCATCTTCAAGTGCCAAGTTTGTCATCGAACTGCCCAACCTGCTGCTGTTGCGTTCAAGCGGCACTACAACGGTCTACACCTACAACTATGGCGATGCCACGGTTAACAACGGCACGAACAACATTGTGGCCGGTGCGTGGTCAACCACCTACTTTGGCGTGGCCCCGGCTGCTAACGCTTCAGGCGGTATGTGGGCGCCATCGTTTGGTATTCGCCCCGATGCTGGCAAAAACGCACGGCAATCGTTCTGCTATTTCTTCCGAGGCAGCGCAGTGACATTGGATGTACTGGACATTGCAGGCAGCATTACGGGTACGTGGACAAGCACGATCACCTATGACGGCTCAGTAGCCCTGACGGTAGGCACTTGCGGGTGTTCAGCGCCGTTTGAGAACGAAGGAAGGATGTTCTATTTGAACATTTACGCGGCCTCCGCAATCAATCAAATGTACCGATTCGACGTACAAAACCGGGTGTTGAGTCCATTTACTCCGACCGACTTTTTGCAGTCAGGCACGGCGGCACTTGGTCAACGGATGGCCGCGTACTGCGCAAATGACGGCACGGACACTTACGATGTAATTCTGCTGCAATCGCACTTGTCCACAGTTGCTCAAGAAATGGTGGTGTTGGTATGAAAGTGCAAGAACTGGTCACCCTGATGGCCAATAAACTGGCCTATCTGAACAACGCTAAATCAACCGCTATGGCGTCTGGAGACCTTGAGGCGGTGCTGAGACTTGAAGGAGAGATCAGCGAGACCCAGGCCACCATTGATGCCCTGCAAACCCTGATGTAACGTGTTTTTAACGCTTCTCCAGTCCCAAGCCCCCCCGGTATCGGGCGGCGGCGGTAGTGGCTCACCTTCCAGGGGCAGCAGGAAGGGATGGGCGCGTGAGCGTGCAATCTTTGAGGCCAGCTTACTTCGCAAGCCGACCAAAATCGTAGAGCTGGAGCAGATCAGACAGGCACTTGCCAAAGACACGCAATCGCAGCGCCTGGCACGCAAGCTTGTGAACTACGACGGCGATCTGGAAGAATTGGCAAGCCTGCAAAAGGAACTTGCGAAACTACAAGTCACCTACAAAAACAAGGCAGAGCAGAGTAAAGAACTGCAAGAGGCATCGGCAGCACTTAGATCTTTCTTGGCTGACGAGGAAGACACGATCACCGCACTGATGGCCATGCAAGAGTTTGAAGCGCGGCAGATACTGGCAGTGCTTGGCATCAATATCCATTAACGGCATCCACCCAGCCGAATTTGGGTGAGTTGAAAGGAAGACAATGGAAAACGAAGAAGACTTGATCATTGAAGACGCGCCGGCCGAGGCAGAACCAGCCGAGGAACCCGACGAGGTTGTAGTCAGCATTGGCGAGGAAGAACCGCAGCAGCAAGAGGAACCGGCCCATGCGCCTGAGTGGGTGCGTGAACTCCGCAAAACCAATCGTGAACTGAAGCGGCAGAATCAAGAACTGCAAGGACGGCTGCAACAAACAGCACCAGTTCAACAGGTTGTCCAGCTTGGCAAAAAACCAACACTGGAAGACCACGACTACGACGCCGAAAAGTTTGAGCAATCGTTGGAAAGCTGGTATGACCGCAAACGGCAAACTGATGAACAGCAAGCAAAGCAAGACGCCGAGGTGCAAAACCAGAATCGTGCCTGGCAGTCAAAGCTGGACAGCTACACCAAGGCCAAAGCTGAACTGCGCGTGAAAGACTTTGAGGATGCCGAGGCAGTAGCGCAGGAACTGTTTTCAGTCACTCAGCAAGGCGTAATGCTGCAAGGTGCTGATAACCCTGCCCTGGTGGTCTATGCGCTCGGCAGGAACCCCACAAAGGCCAAAGAACTGGCAGCAATCAAAGACCCGGTGAAGTTTGCCTTTGCCGTAGCAAAACTGGAGAAAGACATGAAAGTTACCAATCGCAAAACAGCACCACCACCGGAGCGCGTTGTTTCAGGCACTGCCCGAAACTCTGGCGCAGTAGATTCAACGCTTGATCGACTGCGGGAAGAAGCAGCCAGGACTGGTAATATGACGAAAGTGATTGCGTACAAACGCCAGAAAAAGGCATAATGTCGCCAAACGGGTATCGCTAGCCCACATAAATAGCAGTGAATGGCCCCCGCCAGCCCATTGGTGAGTAAGGAAATTGGCAGTAATGCCGTGTTTTTTATTCAACCAATGGAGCTTTACAAATGGCAAATTCATTCAGCAAAGAGGAGCGCGTAGCGTTCGAGGATATCCTCGAAGGATTCAACGATGCTCTAGTTTTGTCCCGCAACGTGTCCGTTTACAACACTGACGGCTCGATGATGGAACGAACTAACAACGTCATCTATCGTCCCCAGCCCTACATCGCGCAATCGTTCGATGGCATGGATCAGACCAACAACTTCACGGCTTACACACAGCTGTCCGTCCCTGCAACGCTCGGCTTCCAGAAGTCTGTGCCGTTCATCCTGGACGCGCTTGAACTGCGTGATGCCCTGCAAGAAGGTCGCCTCGGTGATGCTGCCAAGCAGAAACTGGCCTCCGACATCAACATCGCCATCATGAACAGCGCAGCCAATCTCGGTTCGTTGGTGGTCACTGTCAGCACCGCTGCCGGCGACTACGACGATATCGCTCTGTGCGACTCGATCATGAACGAGCAGGGTGTCCAAGCCTTTGACCGTTACTTGGCACTGTGCAGCCGCGATTACAACGGCATTGCCGGCAACATCGCTGGCGGCGCTACTGGTGGTGGTGCATCGCGTAGTTTTAGCGGTAACAAGTCGAACAACGCTTTCGAGCGTTCGTATGTCGGCATGGTTGCAGGCTTTGAGACCTACAAGCTGGACTACTCCAACCGCATTTTGGCGGCTACTGGTGCAGATCCAACGATGAGTACCCTGGCTGCTGCAAACAACTACTACGTGCCTGTGGCAACACAGACCGCAGTGACCGGCGAAACGCAGAACGTGGACAATCGTTTCCAGACGATCACTGTGTCCAGCACCACCGACCTTCCAGCCGGCACTGCCATCGAGATCCAAGGCGTTGAAGCCGTGCATCACATCACCAAGCAAGGTACTGGGTTTTCCAAAACCTTCCGTGTTGTGAGCGTGTCGTCTGCGACTACTTGTGTGATCACACCTCCAATCATTTCTGCCCAAGGCGGGACTGATGCCGAGTTGCAGTATCAAAACTGCATCGTGACAGCAGCCGCTGGTCGCACTGTGAACCGCCTTAACGTGGATGACGCACCAATTAACTGCTTCTGGCAAAAAGATGCGCTGGAGATCCTGCCAGGCCGTTACGCTGTGCCTTCCGACGCTGGTGTCGCAGTGATGCGTGCATCTACAGACCAGGGCATCGAGGTGGTCATGCAGAAGCAGTACGACGTGAACACGATGAAGACCAAGTATCGTTTGGATACCCTTTTCGGCGTGGTCAATAAGCAGCCTGAGATGTCCGGCATCCTGTTGTTCAACCAAACTCCTTAAGGAAAAATCATGAGTTACAACGTAGTTTTTGCACAAGGTACTGTTACCGTAACCGTGCCAGCCGGCGAGAAAATCGCCGTTCAAGCCTACTCATCGGCATCCGTGTTCCAAGAAGTTGGTTACCCCAATTTCCCAGAGTCACAGGATCTGCTGCAAGTAGTCGACAACACCACCTATGTGTCCGGTGCGTTCACCAATGCCACCAGCGTGACCATCCAGGCCGGTGCATCAGGCGCACTTTACGCCGTGGGTGTTTCGCCCGTCATTTCTGACGATGGCAATTGGCAACTTCAGGGCGCACCTGGTGACGTAACCGATGGCGGCGCAATGATTGCCACAGCAGCAAATGTGCTAACTGGCATTGTCACTGCAACGCCTACGACAACCCGTTCCATCCAGATGCCAACAGGTGCAAACCTTGATCTGGCAACAGAGTGGGCGATTGGTCAGGCGTTTGACTTTAGCGTCATCACCTTGGCTGCATTTGCTTTGACTATCACGGTCAACACAGGTGTAACCATTGTTGGCTCTGCTGCAACTGCTGCAACGTCTGGTGCATCCGCACGTTTCCGTCTTCGCAAAACTGCTGCTGATACCTTCATCGTGTATCGGATTGGCTGATAAACCAGACGGGTCAGCAGAGATGTTGGCCCGTTCTACCGGAGATTGAAATGATGAAAAAAGGCTATTCAGATAAAACTGTTTCCAAGAACATCAAAATGGAAATGAAATCAGGCAAGCCCCAAAAGCAGGCTGTTGCAATGGCACTTGGCATGGCAAGCAAGTCGGCAAAAGCCGCTGGTAAGCCAAGCAAAGCACCGATGAAGAAATGATCAAATCAGCCGCCATCGTCAAGACCAAGACTCTCAGCCCCCGGCAAGAGTTGCGGTTGCAAAAGCGCAAGCTGAAGAAGTTACAGACCAAAGAGCGCAAGGC